TTCGCGTTCTGCTCGAGCGATGATCTGTGCCTCGGTTGTGCCTCGGGTGTAGCGACCGCGGCCGCCCATGCTCCTACTTGCCACGGTTCCAGTTGGCACACCACATGCCGACGGTGACACAACCGATGCTGTAGCCGATGAAGGTGAGAATGTCAAACATCAGCAAGTCACCACATTGTTTACTACCCAGACGGTAATCACGACTACAGCGAAAGTAATGAGGAATGCCACGCCAACCACGCCAAATACTGTCTTCCAGTTGATTCTGTCCATGTTTACAAGTCCTTTTTGAGTATCGAGTAAAACAAAGGCGTAACTGTGGCATTAGTTGGCGTGGCCTTGATGGAGCGGTCATATGCTTCACCGCCGTTGCCTGTGGTGGTGTCAAGGTAAACAAGGATTAGCGCAGCTGCTTCAGCACAGGCTTGTGCTGCGCTGTCTCGCTTTTCTGCTTCCATTTCGCTCGCCAGCATCATGAGACGACCGGCTATTTCACTTGGGGTCATCATTAGCAGCTGCCTTTTTCGCTTCAGCGGTTGCACGACGCTTCGCTTGGGTTTGTAAACGCTTCTGTTCTGCTGCGTAGCGTGTACGAACGCTCACAAGCATTTCCTCAATGTAGAACGCCACCCAAGCCGATGTGCTTTTAGCATCTTTGTTTGCTGGGTTGCGTGTTAACTCGTTAAGACGATCCCATTCAAGAATGGCGAACGTGTCGGTATCGAGTCGGACTCCTACTACTTTTTCTTTCTTCATTTTCTCTCTGTTGTTTACACTCGGCATTGCCGACGGACTTGTTGTTTACGATTATTACACACAGCGTGTCGCAAGGTTGCACGAACCTTCCACAGATGCTTCCAGCACCCGTGCCCCCACGCACCGACTGGCCATTGTTTACGGCCGTGCTCGGTGTGGCCGTAGAAGAACGCCCGATCTAAAACCCGTGCTTGTTGTGCGTAGGTCATGCGTGGCGCTCTTGTGTCGGGTGCGTCGGCAAACATGTTCCACGTTGCTCGAGCAAACCCAAAAGCACCGACATAGGAACGTGTGGCGTGTGCAGTGTTGTTTTGTGTTTCACATTGGGAAAGCGCCCGATACTCCTCGTAAGGCAGTGGGTGGTTCCATGTGGCTGGCTGGGCTGGTACAGCGACGCTCAAAATGAGCGCCGTGAGTACCTTCAGAACTCGTCTCCGTCGTAGCCGTTCCAGTAGCGCCTATATGCGGCTTCAGCGCGTGCCTGCGAATCCCTGAGGCGTGCTACCTGCCTGCGCCAGCACATAACCCAGCCAAGTGCAAAACCTGCACTTGCGCAAGCCAGCCCGAAAAGGTCGACCGCTGTTTGTGTGGTTTCAATCTTCATATCGCTACCCACACTATTGCCAGAGCCCCTGTACGGGTAGGTCGGCGCATACCTGAGTCTCGTAGCCATTTGTCGTATACAAGGCCGTTAATGGCGCTTGTGGCGCTTTGTACGAGCATGCCTGTTTGCACACAGACCTCGTCACAAGTCATGCCGTTAGCCATGTTTGCCATGATTGCGTCGTACACGGTGCGGCGCTTTGTGCCGGTGCTGGGAAGCACTCGAGCAGCTGCATTGCGAGACGTGTCGCGTCGGCCTGTGACGGCTGTGTTGCGGTCAATGCTGGGGCGCTGGGCTTTGCTAGGCGCTGCTGGGGTGTGGCTCGGTACTTCTTTACCTTGTGAGCGATACCAGTGTGTAATGCAGTAGTCACCCATGAGTGCTAGGGACACGTTGCACCCACGCCATTTGCATGGGGTCATCTGCCTGCGGTGGTCGTATGACTTCATGGTTAGTACCCCATGCTTTCAAAGTCGTCGATGATGCGAGCCACAATAATTGGGTCGCCACCGAGTTGTTCGGCGATCTCGTAGGCGCATAGTCCTTGCCAGTATCCCTGCAAAATTGCTGAGTGGAAATAGTCCATGTTGGGCATTGTTTGTTCTCCTTGTTTGCGCCACTTGGCTGGCGTGTAAACATTAGAGCAGTTTTGTAAACATTTGTCAAGCATCGGTGATGGGGGCGGAGAAAGCACACACCCCATCACCTAGCAGGCTGGGAAAGTCCAAGCCCCTAACCTGCGTTCTCAGGCTGGCTTAGGAACGCTACGCCAAACCGTTTCGTACTCGTCGCCGGTCATGTCCGCAAACTTTGGGGCGAGTTCCACATGAATCCAAGTGGCTTTCTGCGAACCACCGTTATCGCTTGCTGACCAGTCCTTCCAGCCGCGCCCAATGCGCCAGCCACGACCCCACGTTTCGCAGCCTTTTTTCGTAATGCCTGAATAGTCGTGGACTTCCTCAATGCCGAGAGCCGCTGCGTGTTCTACGAACCACAGAATTGCCTCACGGCCTGAAGCCTTGTCAGACCCGTATGAGGTATCGAGTGCCCTTGCGGTCGAATGTACGCTCATGATGCCGGGCTTGCCTTTGATGTCACGCACGACCCATGTCCCTAAGTTTTGAAACTTCCAGCGCTTATTGCAAAGAACGACAAAGCGTTCTGTACCGGGTCGTTTTGCTTTTGCTACGCCGTCTGAGGTTCCTGTGTATTTGCTCATACGCCGCTCATGTTTGCTGGGGTCATTAGACGCACGTTTTCTGTTCCGCTTGCGGTCACTGCCCACAGTTCGTTATTGGCTGGCAATATAAACGTGAACGGTACAGCGTTCTTTTCAGTGAGCATGCCGTTAGTGCTGGTCACGTTTGACCCACCGATGTAAACCGTGCCTGCGCCGATGACGTGTAGTGAGATTTCGCGTTGATTGACCGATGAGGCGACGAGTCGTTGTGCTGTGGTGGTAATGGTAAAGGCTTGGGTGTTCATGCGTCTGGGTCTTTCTTGTCTTTCAGGCCGTTAGCGGCGAGCATGCCCAGCAGGCCACCTGAAAGCGACATGAGCATGGGTGAAAGCACTGACCATGCTTCTTTGTCGGCTTCGGCCATGTTCTGAGGTTGGGTGACGAATAGCAGTCCGTAGAGCATCATGCCGATGCTGGCTACGAATACGACGGTAAGCCCGATGCCTACGGTGAGGATTAGTCGGGCTTTGATTTGTTCGTTGGTGAGGCGTGGTCTGAGTTTCATTAGCAATCGAATCCGACTAGTAGGTGGATAGTGGTTGTGGTTGCGCCTGTCTCGATGGCTCCGAGTGCTTTGTTTTTGGTGCGTGGCGCGTCAGGGTTTGTGCAGCTGCATTCGGGTGTGTTGGCTTTTGCTGGGTTTTGGCATGGGTAACGGAAACCGTCACCACACGCGCCGAGCAACAAGCTACTGAGGAAGCCAAGTATCAGGGTTTTGCGGTAGCGCATCTATTTCCTCCTGTGTGAGTTCTCGGGTGATGGTTTCGCCTGTTTCAGCGTCATGGAATGTGCCTAATAACGGTTCCATATTTAGCCCTTTCGAAAGCCGTAGACGGTCACAGTTCCGCCTGCCATTGATGAAGCATTTATGAATAGCGTGAATGATGTATATGCAGTGTTGTCTGCAAGGTATCCAGCCATATTTGCCCGACCCCCTGCTGGGTGTCCGTAAATGTAATCGGAGTGAAAGTAGGTGTTTTTCGTCAGGTTCGGATTATGAACGATGATGTTGGCGTAGAGCGTATTTGTGGTCGCAATACCTACTGCGCCCCACTCTGAACCATTAGCGCCACCAATCCACGAACCCACATTTCCATATGTCAAATATGTGCCTGTGTAGTAATAGCCAGTAGTCGTTGAACCTAATCTCATGTTCAGTCCATAATCGCCAGCCGTCATATTGCCACCAGTAACAACAATTTGGTAAGCGTCATATGTTGACGAAAAACAGTTACTAACGGTCACGCTGGTTGAACCTGCGCCAATTGTGGCGCTGGTGACATATACCAGCCCTGAGTTCGCAAGGTAAGTATTTGTGTCCGAAGCCGTCAACACCGACCCGGCCGTGAAAGTTTTTATAGCCATTATGGGTATCCCAATCTGTTTGTATCCAAAACGCCAAAAGCGCTCGAATTAAGTGTAAATGGTGTGCCAAGTGAAGGTGACAAATACAGCTGCACTGAAGCGTGGTCAGGATAAAACGCGCTGTTCACGCCAATAACGGAACCATTCGTAGTTGATCCTCGGAAAGTCACCGCCACGGGCTGCCCCATAACTGTTTGCGTTTTGTCTGTCGGCATGCCGTATTTGGTAATACGCGCCAAGTTCATGCAGCTGGCCGAAGCCATTGTGTTAGTCGAGATGCTGAACGGCACCGCTGCTTGCTGGCCTGAAAGCATGTTGTACAAATAACCGGAAAGGTTTGTAGCATCATCTGTTGAAGCCGAATAAGTCACATAATTGAGCGCGTTATATGGGGAAGTTCCCGACGTAATTGCTGGCGCTAAACCTTCCGGTTCTACGGAAACCCAATTAAAAGTGTTTTGCACTGATGACAGAAATTCAAGGCCGCTATAGGCATAACCCGAACCAGTATCGGTAAACGAAATGTTTTGGTACACAGTGCCTGTGTTGTAAACAACGATTCCGTATTGCATTGGATTGGCGCGCGCTGCTGCAAAATCGTCAAAAGTGATTTGAGCTGTGCGAGCCAGCTGGTTAATCGTGTCAAGTGCTGCCCCGGTAACTGTTTGTGCTGAGTTAAGGACTGTGGTTCCCGTATCGAGTTGTTGAGAAACAACCTGTTGACCAACGGCTATTAAACCAATGTTGATGTTTACATTTCCACTGGCTAATGCATAACTAGAAAGTTGAGCAGTGCCAATAACACCTGTTGCTCCGGTAGCGCTGATTCTGATTCTGTCTCCGGGTGCGTAGTTAGTGCCTGCGTTGTACGGAAATGCATAAGAACGCTGAATGTCTGTGACGCGCCCTTGAAAATAACAATCGGCGGTTTCATCATTGGCGGTTCTTACTTCAATGGTTTGACCCACGGCCAAAGGCAATGTGTAGCTAGTGGCCGGAATCAGTTCTATAACGGCTGATGATTGGTTAACCGGATCTTGAAAGCGCTGCCTACCACGGCTGATGTTTACCGATTGAACGCCTGTCAGCGCATACCAAGTGGCACTGGCGCCGTCGTTATAGCAAACAACCGGGGCTGTGTACGGCATTACAACGTGCCAATCCTGATGGGTATAGAACCGTTAAGTTGCATGTATCGGCGTAATGCGTCAACTGTTGCGTTTGGATCGCCACCATTCACATTGATGCTTACGTTCGTGTCACCAACTGACTGCGAACGAACCACGCCAGCCGATGACGCGGTAGCAATGTTGGACTCCTCAAACATGCGGAAACTGCCAGCCGAAGCCGCTGGGGCTTTTGACTTGCTAGATCCTTTAAAAAGACCGGGCAAGTTGGCAGCAAACTGTGCAGGTGCGCCACCGATAAGCGAACCCAACACTCGAGCCGCAACACCACCAACTTTGCTCATTTTGTCAAGGGCTGCAAACAGACGCTCAAAGGCCACAGCAAGCGCTACAACGCCTGCAGCGGCCAGCACATAAGGGTTGACAGCCATAGCGGCATTAACCGCCATAGTGGCGGCAGCGATGCCACCAATAGCCAATGCAACGCGGGTAAACACCTGTGGGTTTTCTTGTGCCCATACCGCCAGTGTTTGTAAACGTGGAAGCAGTTTCTCAATCGTCGGCAATAATGCAGCACCGATGGACTCTTTTGTCTCCGCAATCGACAAGGACAAACGCTTAAAGCCACCTTCAGCGGTGTTAGCAGCTGCTGTTGCTGAACCACCGAAAGTCGCTGTAAGTGCAGCCATAGCGTCGTCAAGGCTCATGCCGTCTTTAATGGCTTGCTTTAACTCAGGCGACAACTTGGCTAGCGCGGCCGTGTTGCCACCGTAAGCCTTAGCGAGCACGTCAGACACGGTGCTGAGGTCTTTGCCAGTAGCCGCGCTGATGTCCATAGCCAGCGAAGCCGCTTTTTGCGCTGTAGCGACGTCATGCGTTTGTCGAGCCAGTTTCGCCAATGCAGGGCGCAAGTCGTCATCGGTTACGCCGAGAGCCTGCCCCTGTGCGCTAATCCAATCCTCAGTAGCGCTCACCGCTTGGTCAGTCGCACCGGTCGAGTTTTTTAAAGCGAGCGCTAACTGCTTCTGTGCAGCCGCATCCTCCATAGCGCCCTTAGTTGCGTCAAAGAGTGCAGCACCTACGCCAGCCAGCGCGGCGGCGGCTGGGATAGCGGCCTTCTTAATGGCGTACTGAGCCTTAGCCCCAGCACCCTCAAGTTGGCTGAACTCCTTACGAGCCTTTTCAATGCCTTTGCCGTCAAACTCCGAAATGATGGGAATGGAAATAGCCATTACTTGAGCCTTTCGCTAACGGTACGCATCAAGTCTTTCACAAGCCGTTCCACGTTGCGCTGAACTTCATCGGCATGCTCCAAATAGGCACGCCACAAGAAACGACCGGGCTGGCCGTAACGGTTACTGAGAGCCTGCACCATAATTTTGCCCTTGGTAGTTGGCACGTTGCCTTTGCCTGACATTTCGACAACGGTTGCCCCGGGCGTACTCCAGCGGATACCAAAGGTTGCTAAGTGGCTAGTGAATCCGCTGAACTGTCGAGGCTTCTTGCCTGAAACGAAAGGTTTCATGCCTCTGTCTTCTTTTGCGCCGTTCCATGGAAACACGTCACCACGGAACCCCGGGTTCCAGCGGTAGCCCATACCTGAAAGCGGCGCGTCTTGTGGGGTCAGATTTTTTGCAGCTTCTAAAACTGGCGACACAATTTCTTTGTAGTCCTTGGTCAATTGACGACGCGCCACCTTGTCGATCTTGTTGAGTTCGCGCAATGCTTCTTTGACACCAACGATTTCGACTGAAGTGTTTACGGTCTGAGCGCTCATCGTTTTTTGTTCTGTTCGTTCAGCACGTCAATCACCGTGGCTAGTTCTTTCATGTCGAATGGGATTTGCGGCGGCCAATACCCGGTGGCGACTAGCACAACGGCTAGGCCTCGGGTAACTGAGCCGCCTCGGTGGGGTTTGCGTCATCAGTCCCCACCACCTCAACCGCTTGTAAACGCTTAACGAAGTCATCAAAGACTGCTGGCACTGTCACACCTGACTGCTTTGCCGCCTCATAGGCAAGGTACGCCAAGTGTTCCATTGCGATGCCATTAGCAAGATCTGAAGCCCGAATCTTAAAACGACGCTCCAGAGAGACAATCGTAAAAAGGTTCGTAACCACTTCATAGGCGTCACCTTCAATGGGTTGGACTTTTAATGTGAGCTGCATGCTTTCTCCTTTTGCAGTTGTTTACGGTGCGGTAATGTCGCGCGCCCAAGCACCGCCCGAGGCGCTGAACGAAAGAACCGAAAGCTCTCCAACGGTTGACATGATCGGTTGGAAGGACTCAACGAACCCATTTGACAACGTGTATTCGGGATTTGATGCCGACTCTGTGGTGCCGCTTGGGGAAACAGTCATGGTGAAACCACCGCTGTTTACGATGTCGTAGATAGTGGCTTCAACTTCACCAGCGCCGTATGACAAGAACAACTCGATGGTTGCTTCCCAAAACATAAGGCCGCCAGTTTGACGTTCGCCAGTGTCGCCAAAAGCTGTGCTTGAAAGTGAACGCTTGCCCACTGTGATTTGGCAACTTGAAGCCTGATCGCTCAAGTCAACCGATGAAGCACCGCCAGCATTGGACAGCACGTTAATTGTTGCGTTTCCGAGGAATGTCGAGGTTGACATGTTGTTTCTCCTAGTTGCGCCGTACTGCTACGGCAATGGTTAAGTCATAGGTAGGCAAATCTTGCCCCCCAGTGGATACGAAGCCCGGGCGTAAGTCCGTAACTGCGAGTGATGAGTTCATAATCGTGTCAGCCGTAGTCATCAGGTAATCAGCAGCGTCTTGATTACCCGGTGGCGGCGCACACACTCGAACTTGTAAACGAATGTCGCCCACGTTGTATGTAAACGCTGTGACCGTAGGCAGGTCGATAAAAACGCACATAGGGCGTATGTTGCGTGGATCCGTGACGACCGCTAGCCCTAGTGCAGAAAGTTTCGTGGCTGTTGCGTTAACCGCGTCAGCCAATATGCCTGTTGCAGCCATTAGGCCACCTGTGCACGGCCGCAACCAAGCAGCTGCATAATGCGTGAAAGCGAGACTGGCTGTTGGAATTGCCCCATAGCGCCATATGCACCGTATGAGTCGCCACTGGTTCCGCGTTCGCGGTACAGCGTTGCTGCATACATGATGGTTCCGAGTTTTACCGAGTCGTTTGGCACGGTTGCCTGTGAGTCGGTATAGCCAGCCTCGCGGCGCTTGTTCCAGCACCAAAAGTTGCTGGCCGAAACACACTTAGCCACAAAGGCCGTGTCGTTAGCGGTAGCGACGTCAATGCCAAGCCATTCGAGCACGTTGGCGCTGGTAATCCACGACACTGACGGTGTAAACGAAACAGTACCGGTCGCCACGGAACGGTCAAAGTCTGCATACGCCGAATAGAACAGGATTTGGTTTTCAACGATGATGTTGTAGTCAAATTCAAGGTCGCCGTATTGGTCAACGCCAGCGAAGTAGAACGGCTCGGTTGAAAGCACAGAATATGTGCCGTTGAGGTTGTTCCCAGCCGATGCAATCGTAATGGAGTCTTCGACTTGGATTTCCGTAGGAACAAAGGTCTGCACCACGGCAACACCGTCTCGACGCTCGTTGAACGCTAGATCGTATGTTGCCATGGTGTTTTCCTTCTGCCTTTAGGGGGTTGATTATGTGAGTTTGACGAACTTGGTGTTGTCAATCATCAACGTGGCGAAATAGCCGTGCCATGACAATGTGCGTGACAGTGTTGATGGTGCCTCAAGGCTGAGTGCGCCCTTCTGCTGTTCGAAGATTTCAAAGCCGTCTGCTGCACCGACGATTACGGTGTCGCTGGCGAAGTTGCGGTCGACGCATACGCGAAGGCCGAAAGCCATGCCAGCAAATGACGATGCAGATGCTGTGCCGAGTGCGTTCATCGGGCCGACTTCTGGGAACAATGGGCGACCGGCTGTGTCAACCAACTTGCCAAGGTATGCGTACATATTTGGCGAGAGGAACAATGTGTCAGGCAAGTTGCCGTTTGAGTTGGTCAAAATGGTTGATGCTGCGTCGTAAATGTCCGACACCCACTCAGCAGGGCTGGTTGGGTCAGTCAAAACTGCTGACTGTGTAACGCCAGCGAGCAATGCGTCGGCTGCCACGTCATCGGTGGTGTTTGCGTAGATGCGTGCCATGTCGTCAAGAATCAACGAAAGGATTGCTGGGTCTGTCCACTCAAGATCTTGCATCGAGATGTTTACATAGCCACCGTAGGTTCCCTTTGTGACTTGGTTGCTCGACACTACAAAAGTGCCTGACTGAAGCGCTGCGTTTTCGCCTGACTGTGCAGCCATTGAAGTGTGTGTGGTTACTTCAGGGCGAATGAACACCTTGCCACCGCCGGGCATTGGCTTCACGCCGCATGCGTCAACGACAGGGCGGTATCCGCGGAAGTTGTTGTAAACAGGCGAGACAATGGGGATTGGAAGTACACCCGGTGTGTCGGTTGTGGTCACGTCGGGCGCTGCGGCCTTAAGTGCTGCGTTCATTGCAAGCCACTGGTCGCCACCTGCGATGGCGGCAGCGATGTATTCGGCTGCTGTTGGAAGTTTTGCTTCACGGCGTGCGGCCGCAAAGATGGGGGCTGTTGGCACGATTTCAGCCGAAGCCTCAACCGCTGGGGTTTCTTGTGACACGGTTTCCTCCTCAGGAATGTTGTCGGGTTGGGGTTCGTCTGCTTCTACTGAGTCAGGCTCAGGCTCGGAAGCGGCGATTTCTGTAATGACAGCGTCTTTAAACGCTGGCTGTGCGACAAGGCTGATCTCGACAAGGTTGGCTTGTGAGACAACCATCGTTCCGTTCTTGTCGTACTTAAATTTCACTGGCTGTGCGCCAACACTTACGGAGTCGTAAGCGCCAGCCTTTACTAGTTCAATTGCGTCGTTAGCAGCTGCTGTTTTTGCGAACTTGGCTGTAAACAAAAGTCCTTCTTCGGCATCGACCATCTCGGTTATTACGCCTCGTAATGCATTAAGGTCATGCCCTTCAAGCAACTTGGGTGCTTTAGCGTTTACGTCAAAAGCGCCACGGGTAAACATGACAGACTCGCCACTGCTTACGGTTGCTGGGGTGTCCCAAGGTACTGCGATGCCTGTGATGGTGCGTGGCGATTCCTCGCCAGCGGCCGCGTCAAGCGTGATGGGAATGTTTACAAACTCAATCATGATGGAACTTCCTGTGCTGCTGGTTCTTGCATAATGCCGGGCGACATGTCCGATGATCCGAGGTACTCCTCAACATCAAACTCAACAAAACGGTTGCGAGGCATCATTTGTACGCCCGAAAGTGTCTGTTCAATCACGTCTAGGTAGATGCGAGCGCCAAACAAATACAAGTCCTGCCTAGCCTGCTCTGCGTTTTGGTACGTCATTGAAGCGCCCTCAGTGGGGGCAGAAACTAGGTAGGCAGGAACATTACAAAGCCGCGCCATTTCAAGCGCTTGGTACTTGCGCTGTTCGGCGTTTACTTCTTGTGGGCTTCGACTGAACTCTTTGAACTGCACTTGGCTTGACAATGCACCGATGGCGTTTTGTTTACGAGCGCTTGCCCAAGCAGCTGCTAATTCGCCGAGGTCGTCGCCTGACATGTCCTCGCCAGATACTTGCTGCAAGTACCCCGGTACGGTTTCCAGCTGGGCGTAGCGGTCAGCGGCGGCATCAAGATAAATGCTTGTGTTAATTGCGCGGCCGCCAGTTTTCAAGATGCCTTCGATGGGGCTGATGAATTGCAGCACGTTGCTGATTTCCAAGGGCTGTCCGTTGAACTCAAGTTCGTCTGACTGGCCGTAAAACTGTGGAATACCTGTCTGCTGGGTGCTTGACATGTTTGCTGCTGGTAGCCATGTAAGCGATGCAGGGCGGCCGTCGGAATAGCGTTCCGTGATGTACGCATATGCCACGCCGTAAAAGAACAAGTCGCTGAAAATGTTTACAAAGAAGAATGACCGGGTGACTTTTGGATCGGGTCTTTCCATCCACGGCTCAAGAGGCAAATAGATTTCTTCGTAGCGTTCGCCAGTCCACTGCTTTGAGTAGTGCTTCAATTCAAGCGCGCCAACCATGCCAGCGATTAAGTCGCGGCTACGGCTCACCGTCGGCACCGATAAGGCACGAACTTCGTCGCTGCCAGTTTGGTACATGATGAAGTTGCCAACGTACGACGCGCCAGCGGCAGCCTTAATAGGCGCGCTGTTAAATGCTGGTTTTGATGTCCTGAATAAACCCATCAGACGGAGTCTTACACGAGTTCGTTGCAAATGCAACTATCTATCGGGAACTAGCAAACGAGGGTTTAGCCGACCCACCCGGGCGAGACACAGCCGACGCGGCCGCAATCAGGCAACGTGCCATTTCAATAGCGCCCGGACTGCGCTGGCTACTGACAACTACTGACCCTTGCGCCCTGACAAGCACCGCGCGGTTTACATGTTCGGCCAGCATTTCGCCGCCAGTGTGCTCAAGGGTTCCCTCGTAGATCATGCTTCGAACCACGCCAGTGAACTTGAGTAGCTCGGCGTAGCCCCACACAAAACGCCGAGCCTGTAAACGTTCGGGCGTGTGCAAGTCAAGACTTGGGGTGATGCCTAAACGCAGCTGCTTATTCTCGCTCATCGCTTTTTCAATCTCTACCCACATGGCACGGCTTGAGTCGGCTACAAACTCGATGGTCGCAATGATGCGTTTGTCGTCGGTCAGGCCGCAACGAATGCCGACGTACTTTGATTCGTCAACACTTGAGTCAACGCACAGCACCGACTTTTCGGTCGGACACGGGTCATCGGTTTTTCGGCTTGCCCACATACCCGGTGGTAGCCACGCCCCAGCGGCCGCAACCCACAAGTTGCAGTGCGCCCTGAGCCACATGCTGCGATCAGGAGCGTCACATGCGTCTTGCAGCGCTCGAACCGTGATAGTCCTGCCAAGGCTCGGATTCGCATAACCCCAATACTCAGGATCGTCAGGGTTCACCTCAGACGGCAAACTCCATTCGGCCATAAACAAGCTCGACGGTTCACCACGGTCAATGCCAGCCAACGCCTGCTCGCGTAAACGCGTCATCACCTTGCTTGACTCGTCGCCAGCGGTAGAAGTCAAAATAGCCAGCGGACTAGGCACAGCAATCTGGCTGGGCTTCAACGCCCCGAAATACGCCGACTCCGTAATCGCCCACAACTCATCGCACAAGATCAGGTCGTAAGTACCGCCGTGTTTCTTACCGGTCGCCGCTTTCACCACATAAGTCGAGCCGTCAGCCATGACCACCTTGTGACGGCCGTAAGCCCACGTCACTTTGCACAACCCTGATTCTTCCCACTGCTCGAACGTGTCGCGCAGCTCCTCAAACACTTCGGTCGCCAGAGCCAACTCGTGAGCCGTCGACAAAATCCGCACAGGCCGCCCCCAAATACGGGGCAACTCCAACAGGCTCCAACCAACAATGCCAGCCAACATGGAAGTTTTGCCGTTCTGTCGCCCGGTACTTGCAATAGCGGTGCTGTGAACGAACACCCCTTCACTGTCGTACTGGGTAGCCGACTCGAGAAAAAACAATTGCCACGGAAACAACGTGCGCCCAAGGTTGGCCTCAGTCCAGATGGCAATCTGTGCCCCGAAATTATCAACCCCATATGTCGGGGAAACCAGTCTCGGGTGATCCGCTGCAACGCCAACTCCTAAAGGCTCGATCTGCGTGAAGTCATGACGGTTTTGCCCGTTTTCGGAGATAACCGAGAAAGATCGGAAGAGCGTCGGTGTGGGGCAAGAGGGGAGATCTAGGAGGTCGCCGTATCATTGAAACAAGAGAAGAAATAGCAAAATGCACCAAACGAACAGCGTATGCAAAAAAAGAACAAAAAAAGGA